CTGCTCGCCCTCGTGCGATGACGCGACGACGGCCGCCCAGTGCTCGAGCTTGTGGGTGTTGCTCGACAGCTTCCGCGCGATCCGCTGGCTCGCCGGATTCGGCCCCACCGGCGTGATGTGCACGGCCCAGCCCGGACAGTGCTGGCTGGCCGTGTACGCGAGGACGCGCGCCATCCGCGCCCAGCGCGGGTTCCCGTACTGCCCGAAATAGCACGCTTCGAGTCTCATCGGCGTGGCACAACCGAGAGCGCGTGGCGCAAGTTGCTGTCCTCGACCGGCGGCGCCGGTTCGACGGCGGGTTTCGCGTCGGCCGCCGCCTTCCCCTGCAACTGGCCGGCTTGGGTGACGTGGCGCGGGTCGCAGTCGAGAATGATGCCGAGTTTGTCCAGCGTCTTGAAGTCGGCGGCGATTTCCTCGAAGACGGTCGTCGGGTCCATGCCACGCTCGCGGAGCGCATCGGACAGCGACTGGATGCCCGACCGCACGTTCCGCATGATGGCCAGCCCCTCGTTCACCGGATCGACCATCGGGGCCGGCGGCGCGGCCCACTCGACACCGGCCGTGGCCGGCGCGAGCTGCATGATGGCGGCCGCCTGCGTGAACCAGGCCCACACGGGATCGCAGAACTGCGGAATCAGAATCCGCCAGCGCCAGTCCTCGACGCGCGCCCAGTGCCGGATCCGCGACATCCGCGCCGCCGAGAAGGGCATGCCGGCGTAATCGCCCGTCAGGTCTTCGTAGGTCACGCCCAGACCGGTCGCGATTGCGCGCAGGATGGTCTTCGAATACTCGACGTAGTCGCCCGCCTGCGGCGGTTCCACGACCTTCACGTCTCGCCCCGGCGCCAGATTCAGGATCGCGCCCGGTTCCAACGAATCGATCGCCGGCGTCTGGGTATCGTCCGCGGTGCCCAGCGCCGGCAGCGACCCATCCGGGTCCGTCGTCAGGACCGCGAGACACGCGGCGATCTTCTGCTTCATCAGCGTGGCGTCCGCGAACTCGTCGAAGTCCTTGAACATCAGCAGGACGGGCGCAAACCACGACAGCCCGCGCGCCTGGCCGGGACGCATAGCCCGATACACGTGCAGGATCTCGCTGGCCGGCACGAACGCCGACGCCGTGGACCCGGCCAGGGATGACCCCGGGTGGTCCTTGAACAGCCAGTACCCTTTCCGTCGGCCGATGGGATCGAACACGACGCCTTGAATCGTGCGGTCGCCGCCCTCCACGACGCCGAGGGAGTCCTTCGTGGTGTCGAGGAAGTCTGGATCCAGTACCTGCAACTGCATCGGGATCGCGAACCCGTCGTCCGGACGCCGGAACCGGCGCCGAATCAGAACTTCGCCGGACTCGACGACGGTGCGCATGACGAGCTTCTGCAGGCCGTAGAAGTCGTGGCGCCCGTCGGCATCGCACGCCGTGGTCTCCGCCCAGGCCTTCCAGGCGTCGAGGGTCCGCTGGTTCGCCGGTTCCGGCTTCGCGACGATGCCCCACCCCACGGCGTGGTCGGCGATCGTGCCGAGGGCGCTCTCCGCGTACGGATTGTTCCGCACGAGATCGCGCGCGCGCTCGCGGACGCTGGCCAGGACCGCGCCGAGCAGCGCGTTGGCATCGCCGCCGCCACGCCGCCACCCGGATGTGCGACGTCCAACCGCGGCGGCCTCGTAGTGTCGCAGCGCCAGGTCCACCGCCATCCGGGCCCGGAGTCGCTTGATCTGATACTTCGGCGCGATGGCCAGGAGCGTTCGATCGATCCACGTCTGCTTCATGCGACCCTCGCTTCAGGAAGAGCGATCCGGACCGTCGGTGTCGGCTCGGCGCCGCGGCACGGACAGTGCGCCACGCGCGGCGTGTCCGCGGGCAGCTTCCCGACGAACGCCCGGCGACGGTGATAGCAATACAAACCTTCGAGCAGATAGATCCGGCGACCGGCACGCCGGAGTCCAAAGTGCAGCGAGTGATCGACGCAGAGTACGCCCTCTGCGAATCCGCCGGCATCCTTCCACGACGCCTTCGACACGGCGAAACAGACGCCGCCGAACCCTTTGGTCTCCGTGATGTCGAGCAGCGTCCGCCGCGCCAGACGCTCATGCGCGATCCGCGTGTGGTACCCGATGTCGTGATTCTCTGGATCGGCTTCCTCTGCTCGCTGCCAGAACGCGTCGATCCGATTCGTCACCGCCACGAACGCGCCCGCGTCAGGCTTGAACACGATCGCCTCTTCGATGACATCCACCCATGACCGCGTGAGCCCAGCGATCGAGTCGTGGTCGATGAAGACGGCCCAGTCATCTGACGATTCAAGCCGTTCCATTTCCTCGTTGTAGGCCCGACCGAGATTGCCCTTGAGGTACGGGGCCATGATGCGAAGCCTCATAACTCGGACTCAGGACCATGCAACACCCACGGCGCGGTCACTGGAGACCCAACCATCGGGAATGGCGTACCGGCCGGAGCGACCCAGACTTCAGCCCACGGCAAAGCCTTAGCCGAAACAACGGGCACAGCCTTTGCGACAATAGGAGCAGCCGCGAGGGCCGCGAGGAATTGGCGACGATTCATGCCGTCACCGCCGGTCGCAGCGCTTGCCAGTGTTCGACCGCCCACGGGAACTGATTGCTTTCGAGCACGTCAAGATCCGCACTGCCGAGCACCACCAGACGCGTGTTCGGCGGAAGCGTCGGTCGGTTCGGCCCGACGCCCCAGTGTTCCAGGCGTTCGTAGCCGGCGCCGTAGTAGGACACGATCCCGTCGGCCTCGGTCCAGTAGTGGATGGGCGGTTGCGTCCTGAGCCAGTCGTTGACCATGGCTTGGTCGCTCGCCACCCCTCGCGGCTGCAGGCTGGCCGGATACCCGTCGGGATCCGCCGCGAACCGCTGCCACGCGCCGTCGAGCGCGCCGGCATCCGCCATCAGAAAACTTCCGGAGTAGACGCCAGCGTGGCCCACCTTCCAGCCGATGATCCGCTCACGCCGGCTGACGATGGCCGTCAGGTCACCGACGATCACGACGTCGAGATCGATGTAGGCGACGCGTTGCCCGACGGCCTCTGAGAACTCGCGCGAGAAGCCTTGCATGCGGCGCCGGCACCGTGGCGTCTGGCTGTACGCCATCGGCATCGGCAGCACACGCACGTCGTCGATGATGTCCGATGGATCGTCCGTGACGCAGACCAGCTCGTGCGGCACGTGGACGTGACGGCGTAAGGCTTCACGCAGGACGTTCACATGAGTGGCAGAGAACAGCGTGCCCCACTTCCACGCGCAGAACGTGATCACTGCCCGTCCGCCTTGACCTTCGCCCGACGCGCCCGGCGGTTCAGCTTCGGCAGTTCGGGCGTCTGAATCTCGACCGTCGGCGTCACGAGCTCGGACGGCTGCACGTGTCGCGTGAGCAGCGCGAATCCGCCAGACAGCGGACCCGTCTCCCAGATGTCCGCCACGAGACCGCGCTCGGCGGCGATCGACACGATGGCCTCTCGGACCTTGCGGTTTCGATCCTCGGTCGGCAGGAGCACCGCGTCACACCGATCCAGGCAGTAGCGCAAGACGTCGGCCCGACGATCGGACCCGAGCGGACCATCGATCAGCGCGAGATCGTACCGCTGACCGTCCACGCCTGGCACCGACAGCGGATGAGCCCAGATGTACCGTCGCACGCGCACGATCTGCGGATAGACAGCCTGCAGCCGTTCCTCGTAGGTCGTCGCCCACACGGGATCGTCTTCACAGGTGTCGATCGTGGTCGCGCAGCCTTCGATGAGCGCCAGCGTCGAGGAGCCAGGGCCGAACTCGAGCACGCGCGCGATCGGCTTGCCGGCTGCGGTCAACTTCGCCATCGCGTCGAGCACAGCGCCGTAGTCGTTGAAACTGAACCAATGGCGCTCTTCAGGGTAGAGTCTAAATGTGCGATTCATGTAGTAAATACCGGGATAAAATAGTTTCCACCATGAAGCGAGAAACGCCTGAGCAACGATTTTGGCGACAGGTTGGCTCGGCAGATTCGAACGGCTGCAGAATGTGGCTCGGCGCACGCCACCACGAGAGCAACTACGGCGTCTTCAAGCTGAGAGATGGACGGCAAGTTCAAGCCCACGCATTCGCGTGTCTTTCTGCGGCTGGCTCGCCCTTGGAGCCAGTGAGAGGCGCTGTCTTCATGCATTCGTGCGACGTGAACTATCCTCCTGGCTCCAAGCTCTACCGCCCATGCTGCGAGCCATCGCATCTGCGGCAAGGCACGCCCAGAGAAAACATTCAGGACGCAGCCAAGAAAGGCCGCATGGCGAGCGGCAGCCGTAGCCACACGACGAGAATTGAGGACGATCAAATTCCTTTGATTCTTCAGAGACTCGCTACCGGCGAACGCCAAGTAGACATCGCTCAATCGATGAGAGTTGGGCAAGCGTCGATCTCTAGAATCAAACGAGGATTGAGAGTCGCGCAGCGGCTTCATGCGCCCTCCCCGTAGTACTCGCGCAGGTCCTCAAGAAAGAACGCATGGGCGCGCGGATGCTGTAATTGGGATTGATAGCGAGCGAGCGCCCGCAACTTCTGCGACACCCACGCCGGCTCGAACGGAACCACCCGAGCGCTCCGCACCTTCTCGCCGTTCACGTAGGTGTGATACGTCGTGACCCGTCCACCGAAGACCGTCACGGCGGCCTCAGCCACGGCGACATGATCGGGATGCGACGATTGACGATCGGGTGCCCAGATGCGCGCGGGCCGCACGCGCGCATCCAGGGCGCGCATCTCGGCCACGAGATCCCGGCCGTCCCATTGCTCGACGGCTCCAGCGCCGAGCACCGTCATCGCGTCGCGCGTTTCCGCTTCTCGGATCGCCGTGTCGCCGTAGTCTCCGGTGCTCGGGAAGCACACGACGACGCGCGGACGATACTTCAGGATCGTGAAGGCGCCGAACAGCGCTTCATCGTCCGAATGCGGGGCGAAGAACACGCCAGCCGGCTTCACGCCTTCCACGAAAAAGACGTCAGGAGGCTCGCCGTGCTGGGCTTGCTTCAGCGTGCCGTCGCTGTATTGCGTCTGATGCTTCGTCAGGACGTGCGGCACGAACCCGGCCCGCTCGAGGTAGGCACAGACCCGCTCAGGCGACGTCAGCGTGACCGCCGGCTGTGAGCCCTTCCAGCCGCCGAGCCGGCCGCTCTGTGGGTCGCACGCGCTGTCTTCGGTGATCCGCACGACCCCGCCGTCGTCGAGCACCCTGGCGAACTCCGCGAACACCGCCGGCCACTGGTCCTCGGCCACATACATCAGGGCATGCGAGATCGTGATCCCGGCGACGGACCGATCGATGAACTCCCCGAGGCCATCTTCGAACGTCCAGCCAAGGCTCTTGTCGAGGTTCACCATCCCGTCGATCGGATGCCAGGAGCGCGTCTGCGGCGTGCCGCACCCGAGATTCAACCGAAGCGGGTGCGTGATGTTCGCCCGGACGCGGCGTGAGGCTTTCGGTAGCCGGCTCCGGCCTGTCTTGCGGTGGCGGTACGTCGCGAGCACCTTCGGCAGATACCGCACGCGGCCCGCGCCGGCGACGGCGAACCAGAAATGCCAGTCCTCCGGCACCTTCCCGTCTTCGAACCGGATCGTATCGAGCACGGACCGGCGCACGAGCGGCGCCATGATTGGGATGAAGTTCCCGTCGCGCAAGAGGTCCTGACTCCAGCCGCCGATTCCCTTCGCCTCGTACCCGTACTGTTGAGAGGCCGTGACTGTGCGGCCCTTCAGTTCGTCCTGGATGGACACATCGCAGAGCACCCAGCCGACGTCGGGTGTGAACTCGGCGAGCTGATCGGCCACCTTGGACGCGGCGATCACGTCGTCGGCATCCAGGAACATCACAAACTCACCAGAGGCCGCGTCGATCCCGGTGTTCCGGGCTTTCGATGGTCCGCCGTGCGGCAACGTCAGCACACGGATGCGGTCGCTGTACGAGGCGAGGACCTGAGGCGTGGTGTCGGTGGACCCATCATCAACAACGATGACTTCGACCGGTGCTGTTTGCGCCAGCGCCGACTCGATCGCGTCCGCGACGACGGCGCCGTGCTGGTAGGTCGGAATCACGACGCTCGTGAGTCCTGGTGTCATTCCCGATCCGTTGACACCGCGAACCCGACGCCCGCAATCTTGGCGGCGAACCAGAGCAACGGCAGCGCCAATTGAACTCGGAGTCGCGACAACCACGCACGCTTCAGGTGAACCGTCAGCGTGACCGTCTGCCTGATCATCGTCGGCATGTCGAGGTCAACCGATTGCTCAGCGTTCGCCATCAGACGCCCTTGCTGGTCGACGCGTACCGCGTGGAGGATCCGGTATTGGCCGTCGCGAGCAGGCCGCGGAGCCGCGCCAGTTCCTTGTGGGCGTCGTCCAGGCTGTAGGACGTCGATTGATCGGCGAAGGCGTTGGACCGGACGCCCGCGAACGTGGCGATCCGGGTCTCCAAAGCGGTGATGAGCGCCTGAATCTCAGCAGCAGTCATGGGCGGCGACCGATCCAGCCACGACTACTATCCGACAGGTCGAAAACTTCACACCCCCAATCTGTGGCGGTTCCACGTGGAACGGTCCGCACTCGCTGGTGGTTCGTCGCTCTCCCACGTCGTGAACCGATGGTGACACTTCCGGTCGTTGACGTCGTACCCCAGACACTCTCGACGGCGTCGGTAGGCGTTCCGACGCGTCGAGAACTCCGAGTCGATCACCTTCCAGTCTTGCCCGCCACACTCGGGGCAGACGAAGTGCGGGCCGGAGCGGTTGCGGTTCACCCGCGCCGCTCCCGGTGCTCACCGCCCGCCGTGAGCGGACACGCGATCCGCAAGGCGGCCAGGTCCTCGGCTGTCATCGTCGCCAGCGTCTTGCCGTTCGCCACCATCCAGTCGGCTTCGCACTGTTCGAAGGCCGCGAGCGCGGGCGTGCGGCGTTCCTCGTCGAGATCAAAGGGTCGGGGTTGATCGATGTCCATGGCTCTCCTTACAGCTTTGGGGTAGAGTGCTGCGCCCAGTCATTGAGATTCTTCAATGAGATCACTGGCCCGCGCTGAATCAGGTTCACGCTGTGAATCGACACGCCAGCCGGATCGAACTCCCGTCTCAGGTTCTCAAGGATCGACTCCTCAATGTCAGGGTCTTTGAACTCAGCACCGTACGCGCGCCTGAGAAACGTCTGCGCGCGGTCGTCCATCTGCGAGAAGATGTCGTTGAACTTCAGGAGCAATATCATCGGCTCCGAGATGGAGAACATGACGACAATCGAAATCACTTCGCACCCCTGCAACTGCGACGCGATCTCAGTCGTCCGAATGCGGGTCGAGACGACCTCGATCTCCGAGGTGATCGGCCAGTAGCAATACAGCCCGGCAGCGAGCTGGTTAGTGCGTCCGTTCGGGCCGAACCACAGGCCGACATTGCCCGCCCTGATCAGCACGATTCGCGGAAACCATTTACCGAACCAGACCATCAACTCGTTCAGCCACGCGAAACCGCTACTCATCTACCGATTTCCTTTCAGCCAGCCGCCCCGCCGCGGTTGAATCCAGGGCTTCCTGGCCGGCGCCGGCGGTTTCGGTGGGGCTGGCGCATCGTCCGGTCTGAGCCGTTGTGCCAGCAGATCGAGGTTCGGCCGGAGCAGGCGCAGCGACCCGATGGCGTACACGAACATATCGAGCGCTTCGTTGCGTGGCCGCGTCTGCACCCATTGCATATGCGGGACACCCATCTTGTGTTTCGTGATCAGCTTCTCTGACGCGAGCTGCGCGATGAACTCCTCGTCGACGCCGTCGCGGAACGTGTCGCCCGATTTGTGGGCCAGCGGGAGGTGCACGAACCCGGGGCCCTTCTCCGTCAGCTTCAGCCGAGAATAGAGCAGCGCCTTACAGGGGTCCGTGCCGATCGTGTAGAGGTCGACCTTCCGGCGCTCCGTGCCGCTGCCCTTGTGCGAGACCGCGGACACGAGCGGCCGATCGCCGCCGTCGCGACCGATGATGGCGTAGACCCGTTGGTGAGACCGCGTGCGGCAGAAGTCGTACGCGTACTGGGTCCGGTGGCCGGCGGTGTCGATGCAGGTGCACGCGACCGAGAGCTTCGCGCCGAGCTCGTGGTCGAACGGTTCGGCCAGGAGCGCGTCGAGCGCCTGCCAGGGTTCCGGTCGTTGCGGGTCGCCGGGCAGCACACGAGCGTCAACCACCCACGATTCTTCCCCCGGGCCCCATCCAACGATCAGCGCTTCGAGGCGGTCGTCCTGGACGTCGACGCCCATCGTCAGACAGCACGCGCCGGCGGGCACGCTGGCCGGGTACGGTTCGCGTCGCGCCAGCAGGACGTGACCCTCCGCCTGCTCGCCTTGCTCTTCCCACGTCTCCCCGAGTGACGTGTTGATGAAGACCTGCAGCGTGTCGGGTGACTTCTTCGCCTCGAGGAAGTCGGCGACCATGTCGGCCAGCCGGCGCCAGGGCGAATAAGCCTCCCAGATGTGAAACCCGGCGATCCCGCGGAACGGTGCCGTCGCGCGCCATTCGGGATCCTTGAGCATCCGCGCCCGCCCGGCCTCGTCAATCTCCGACCCGCACTCAGGACAGGCCAAGCAGGCCGTGTCCGGCTGCCCAGTCTTCCAGGTCACCTGCCGCCACTCGAGCACGTAACGCGTCGCGCAATGCGGGCAAGCGACGTAGCACCGGCGCTGGTCGCTCTCGTCAAACTTCGCCAGAATGCGAGACGCCCCTTTGATCGTCGGGGTCGATACCACGATGTGTTTCTTGTTCCAGAAGCGTGTCGTCCGCTTCAGGGCCAGCGCGATCGGATCGCCTTCCTTGGTCGATTCGAACCGGTCGGCCTCGTCGATGAGCACCCAGCGAATCGGCCGCGACGCCAAGCCGGCCGGGCTATTGGAGCCTGCCAAGGTGACATGGCCGCCGGGGAACGACTTGTGACGCAGCGTATTCGACGCGTCCTTCCGTCCCTGCCGGACCTTGGCTCGTAGCGTGGGCGTGTCTCGCAGCATCGGATCCAGCCGGTCTTTTGAAAACGCCTCGGCCATCTCCAGCGTCGGCTGAATCAGCAGAACCGGACTTGGGTCGTTGTCGATGATGTAGCCGACGACGTTCAGCAGCACCTCGGTCTTGCCCACCTGAGCCGAGGACATGACGACCACGGTTTCGACCGTCGGGTCGGTCACCGCGTCCATGATGGCGCGCTGGAATGGCGCCCGGCTGGTTTCCCACCGGCCAGGCTCCGGCGACGCCTCGGACGACAGTACGCGGAACTCGTCCGCCCACTCGCTGACCGTCAGGAGCGGCGGCGGCTCGAGCGCCTTCAGGAAGTCGGCGGCGATGATCACAGCCGGGCCTCTGGCCGCGGCCGCGGATCGTCCTCGTCGGTCTCATCATCCTCGGCCGCCGGCAAGAGCCCTGCGCCGCGGGCGAGCTCGCGCAGCGCGTCGTCCAGCTTGGCCAACAGTACCCGCTTGATCTCCTGAGGCGTCAGTCCGGCGACCTGGTCGGCCACCGCGTCAGGCACCGCACGAATCCGCGCCTTCACGGCGTTGGCCAGGTCCGCGTACTCGTGCACCACGGCCGACGCCTCGACCAGTTGCCCGCGGCGCACTTGAAGCCGCAGCTCGAGCTCCTCGGTCCGCTTCCGGTTCAGCCGAGCCATGGACTCCGCCGGCGACAGTTCGCCCCCGCCGGCCGCGCCGTTCGCCTGAAGTTCCCGGGCGATATACCACTGAACGCAGGCCGGCAGGCTGTACCGCGATGGCAACCCGCCCCGCCCCTTGACGGCGCACGGCATCCCGTCGTCCAGCCACTTCGCAATCGTCCGGCGGTCCTTGCCCATGATTCTCGCGAGCTGCACCCGCGTCACGAGCGAAACATCCGCCGTCGCTTTCTCAGTCATTCACGACACACCTCAATGGCAAATGCCCCCCAAGGGCCTTCAGACCCTAGCGAAATTCTGCGACCCCGTGCACC